ATTCAAAATTACTCAACTGAATTTTTGAAATCTCAAAAACCCAGTGTTTAAGCCATTTTTAAGGCATTTTAAGTAATTTTGGCAAAAAATAAAAGGCGGTTAAAAAACCACCTTTACTGGTGCAGGTAACTTGCAAGGGGGATAGGAATGGGGAAAATGGGGGATTTTGTTAGCTATATGTAAGCTACGGAACATAATTATGAACAATTCAGGATAATATAAGACTATATTTTGTTGATTGCGTTCACCAATTCTTTTGGGTTAATGTGGGTGTAAACCTTTTCGGTCAAGTCCATTTTCGACTTGTGACCGACTATTTTTTTGATGATTGTATGGTTCACATTTGCCGATACAAGCATTGAAATGCAGGTGTGTCTTGTTTCGTGTATGGTGTGGTCTAAGCCTAAATCGTTTTGCAGAGGTGTCCAGTAGTTGCGTTTAAAGTTATCGTATTTCAGCGGCTTGCCATTGGTATTATTCAGAACATATCCACATTGAGAATCGCTGATGAATTTCTGCCAAAACGACAGTACTTTGTCTGCTATAGGCACGGTTCGTACACCTGAATCGGTCTTTGAACTTTCAACAAAGAAAGTTTGTTCGTCAAGGTTTACATTTGAAATCTTCAGATTGAGAAGTTCAGATACACGCACTCCCGAATAAATCAGCATAAGCACTATTTTTACCGAATCAAGATTTGAATATTCCCACAAAAGATTTATTTCGCTTTCCGAAAACTCCCTGCGTGCTCGTTTTGTTTCATCTGACTTGGCATTGATTTTCAATTTTTCTGCAAGATTGTTACGGAGCATATCGTGAAATATGCAGTATTCGTAGATTTTGTTCAACAGAATTTTAATTCGCCTAACCGATTGATAACCGTTGTTGCAGTTGTCGAGAACTCGTTGCATATCAATGATTTTTATATCGGACATCTTGCGATTGTATAACATTGAGCATTGTTTGTATGCCGCATTATACTGCCTTTTGGTGTTTGGATTTGTGTCTTCGGTGATGAACTCCTTGTACCAAAGTTCATAAATTTCTGAAAAAGTGCGTCTTGCCGAATCAACATCAAACGGGTTTTGATTGTAATCAGCAAGAGCGTTCAGAGCTTTCGGCTTGTTGGGAAAGTAGCCTATAACTCTGCGTTCCTGATTGCGTGTTTCTTTGTTGTATCCTATTGTCACGCAGGCAACCCACGGATTGCGCCTGTTTCCGCTCAGCTTATAAACAGAGCCGTAGCCGTTAGGCAGTTTCATTTTATACACTCCTTTTCTGAAAAAAGGGTGCAAAAATCCCTTGTGCTTTAAATTACTTGAAAAACACAAGGGATTGTGATACAATTATCTTGCGTTTTAATCGTATCATCTGCACCCTGTGTGGATGATTCCGCTCTGTTCGAGGACCAGTCGAGCAGGGCGGATTTGTATATATATTCATTTTTGATTTTCTCTTTTGTACAATTTTTACAAATTTGCTTATTTTACAAAAATAATTATTTCGGTTATAATAATTTACAGAGAGTATTCTCTTATTGCACCAACAATACTGGATGTATTCCAAGCAACGATTACATCCGATACATTTTGAATGTATGTAGGAACATTAGTATTACCCCAAGGTTTTACTGCAATGATTGGTTTGCTGTATTCCTGAGCTATTTCTATTTCTTTTTCCATCCATTCTCTGTTGTTTGCATACATTCCTGATATTACTACAACAGCGTTAACGGGTTTGATTTTCCTTTTAATAGCACTTGTAATCTCAGATTTATTTTTAACATCAGTGTTGTTGAGGTTCTTCAATGGATTATCTGAGGGAGCAGAATAATTTCTAAAGTTGAAATTAGGTGCTTTTTCAAGCAAATCCATCAAGTCGGTATACTGTTCTCCGTATTTCCAAGCGTGACTAATAAATATATCGTATGTTTTTAAACTGGGCATATAATCATCCTTTCTAAAAATAAATTAAGGAGTTGTAAAAATGGAACAAAAGATTAAAAAATATCGTAAAAAACCAATTGTAATTGAAGCATATCAGACTGACAAAGAAATGATTATCCATACACTTGAGGGTGATATGAAAGCAAGTGTAGGAGATTATATCATTACCGGATTAAGGGGCGAAAAGTATCCCTGTAAACCTGACATCTTTGAAAAATCTTATGAACTTGTAGAAGATCCTATTGAGGAGTAAATGTTATTCCAGTTATCAAATTCCTTTACAAAATATTGTTCGCAACTTGATACTAATATCTTAAACGCTTCTTCCTCTGTTTTACCGTTAAATTCATCAGACTGTGTGTAAAATCTATGTAGGACACTTTTTAGCAGTTCACAATTAGTTCTGTATTGAACCCAAAGTTCTTTATGCTTATACAATGTGTTTATTCCGGTAATAACACTTGCACACGAACTAAGAACTGCTATTACAATTTTAGCAAATGTATTTATGAAATCAAAATCAAGTAGTAGTGTAAATATCGGTATGACTGCTGTTACAATTATAGAAACAACAGATAACTGTTTATAGCGTTTTTGCTCTTTTCTGCTTTTATCACCGTACCACCTAATTTGAGCAATTAAGCGATTCTGAATATATTCGTTGGTAGTGTTATTATATTGTTTGCTATATCTGAATTCATTAGCCGTGTTATACGGTGTTTTACTGTTCTTTTTACTCATATTTTATCCCTTGACCGCTCATAGTGCCAGCTGTGGGCGGTCTTTTTTTATTTATCCTATTTAATCGGCAGACCATGGCTGTCGGTGTATGGGGCTCACTGCAGAGCCTTACTTACTTCTTTTACAAGACCGAGGATTTGAACACGGGTGACGTCGTTATTTTTGAACACTCGTGGGGGATAGTAGGGGTTGACTGAATGCAACTCAACGGTGTTATCGTTGTAAAGGATCTTTTTAACAACAGCCTCTTCATCGTCAACGAGGACTGCGGCAATCTGACCGCTGTCAACGGAAGGTTGTTTTTTAACAAGGATTTTACTGCCGTCATCAATCAGAGGGCTCATAGAATCGCCGTGAACATTTATCCATATATATTTATCCTGTTCTGAGGGGCAAGTGATGTATGTAGGCATATAGTCAACAGGCACATCCTGAGCTATCACTCCGAACCCTGCCGAAATGCTGTCATATACCGGTCGCATAAATACATTTGTTTGCGGAAGGGGAACAGCCTGTTCTTTATCTTCCCAGCCCATTATAAGAGCAGGTGATACAGAGAGATAATCAGCTATCAACTCTATTTTATCAGAAGGTATATTTGTTATTATGTTGTTTTCATATTTATATAATGTTTGTTTGCTGATTTTACAGGCATTAGCAAGATCAGTTTGGGATATAGCATTATCTTGTCTTATCTTTTTTATTCTTTCACCTACGGTCATACTATCACCTTTTTTATTTATGATTTCTTCTTTGTCATCATTATATAACGCAAAAAGTAACTTGTCAAGAAAATATTTTCTAAAAAATAGTAAAAAATATCTTGACAAGTTACAATACAGTCGCTATAATAAGAGTATCCTAAAAAGTTACGGAGGTGATAACGGTGCTTAACACAAATGAGCTTAAAGCGGCAATGGTAAGAAAGGGTCTTACTCAGAAAGATGTCGCTGATAGTCTGAATATTTCTGCGAAAACGCTCAGTAACAGGATTTCAAGAGGTGTTTTTGGCAGTGATGAAATTGAATGTCTTATGAAACTTCTTGACATCACTGACCCTATGCCTATTTTTTTTGCAAAAGCAGTAACTTAAAAAGTTACTTGCAATCAAAACTAAGGGGGTGAGAAAATGGGATTTTTTAATAATTTATTCAACATAGAAAAAGCACCAACAGCCGCCAAGACTGTCAGTGCACCTTATGTTCCGCCTTATCCTTTAGAAAAAGATTTTTATACTTTTGATAAGGTAGAGTGGAGCGGAGCGTTACCACCTCATTCAATGACACTTTCTTTTGTACTTCCTTATTCCGATTGGTGCGAATTTGAAAAGTCAGACCTTTATCGAGATTTGGAGAATTATCTTCAGGAATTACAAAAACGAGGTAACCCGAATGAGAATGTAGGCACTCAAGATTGATAGGCAGATGTTCATTGTATGTCGGAACATACTCATCAACACCTTTTGCCTTGTGATGATAAGAATTAACTTCGTGGGTGTTGTAATCTTCGGTGTACTCTATGCCGTTCAGAACTAATTGAATGTCGGTAACAGAAATAGGCAGTTGCGATTTATTGTTAAGTTTATAATGAATGAAAAGTCTTTTCTTTCCCTGCACGCCTAATTTGTATGCGTATTCAAGCATTGTGATTTCCAAATTCACTTTGTGCGAAACAAAATAGTTAATCAGGTTTATTAAAGATATTAAAAAGCCTGCAATGCCTAAAATACCACTAATTATTACCCACATATAATCAGCTCCTTTGCTCGATTATAACATTCGCAAAAGATATTTGCAACACAATCAATAATACCACAATCACAGTCCCATTAAACGGACTTTGCTGAAAAGAGGTGAAGAAAGACGGAAAAACCTGTATTTGTTGAAGTAAGTCAAAAAAAGATTGACGCTCTTTTATATACTGCAATGTTCAATGAAGTAAACAGACTTGACAATTGCAGAAATAAAAAAGAACGCCAGAGTATAAGAAATTTTATTATATCAGCTTATCAAAAGTTGAAAGCAGATTAGTCGGAAGATTGTTGTCTAAAAACTTTTCAAGGAAATATCCTGCGGAAAAGTTAATAAGCCAAAACAAAATGTTAATGAGGACCGATAAAATCGTATTCGGATGTACATTAACCGAGTTTAAAGCATTTACAGGAGCAGTCAGCCAAAATACAGGGTAAAAGTTTTGTCTTATTCTGTAACTGTAAACGCCTATCGTATTGTTAAAAATTTTGGATATTTTATTGCTTGAATGCCTATCAGTCAAACAATTGGAAATGTAATCTTGATACATTTCTTTTACCGAATATCTTCTTTCGGTGCAAACTACATATTGTTGAGTGTTGGCTTTGCTAAATAAAACTCCAACAGGTCTTGAACATCTGTTTAGATGTTTGTAATTATTCTTGAAAAGATAGAAATAAAACTTGGTTGCACATAGTCTAAAAACATTTGTAAGCAATCTAAATACCCATACAACAAGTAAAATTTGCAATACAATTGCCACGCTTTGCACCCCCTTTCATAGTTAATCATAACATTTAAGGTCGTGTAAAGCAATAAAATATCGAAAAGCAGGTGAGAAAATGGCAAAACTTAAACTTATTGACACAAAGGACAAGTTCCTTCTTGAAATTGACGGAACAGAAATTCCGTATGTTACAAGCTATCAGATAACACGAACGGTCGGCGAGGTTGTACTGCTCAAACTGGCACTCAGCGTAGCTGATGTTGAATCAGTCGAAATCGTTTCAGACAAAATTACCAACGAAAAATAGGAGGCGAAAGTATGGACACAGTTCAGATGAACAAAAAAATCAAAGAAATTATGGATAGCAGTGATGTCTATCTGCTCTCGGAAGATGCCGCAAAGGCTATTGGAGTTGCTCCGCAAAACTTGCGTGAACAGGCAAAGGACGAACCCGAAAAATTGGGATTCAATGTAATTGTAGTCGGCACATCTATCCGTATTCCGAGAATACCGTTTCTCAATTATATTCTCGGTTCAAACCCGTTGAAAGGAGTATAACAAATGGCATTTAAAGATTTAGAAACAAAAAGGTCGCTTAGAAAAAAATACCGTGACAGCAAAGACCAGCTTAAATACACGCAAAAAAGTCTTGCAAGCACCGAGCAGGAGCGTGACATTGCGAACAGCCGTCTTGAAAAAACAAAAGCAAAGCTTAACAAGGTGACAGCCTTATATGTTGCCGAAAGAGCGAAAAACGCAGAACTTGCCCGCAAGCTCAAAGCCCTTGAAACGCCTGAATCCGAAGCATTCGGTTTTGAATGTGTGGGGGTGAAGAAATGAGCAATAAAAAAAGTGCCTGCGACACTGTGAGTGCCACAAGCACAAAGAACAATAAACCTAATTCAATTATATCCTCTGCAACAGAAAAAATCAAGTTGTGCAACAAAAAAAATCTTAAAGACCATAAATCTAAAGCAATTCTTGAGCCGGTAAAGAAAATGCTCTGCGAATTTTCAGAGCAGAACGAGGAATTTGCAAGAGCCGTTACGGCTGCAGAAAACCTTGAAAACCTGATTGATGAAGTGGGAAAGAAGCTCCCCGCTGCAGTTTCCGACCTTGATGTGTATCAGCAGATTGTCGGTAAGATTTTCCCCGGAGCAAAGGTTACTTTCACAATGCAGATACATATGTCTGAATACGAACTTGAAGGATCTAATGTCGCAGAGCAGAAAACAGATCCTGTTACTCTTGACCTCGGCAATCTTATAGATTGGTAGGTGTCGGTATGATTAAAAATCCCAAATATCTGCTCGAGAATATTCCTGATATTACAAGTGAAAACGAAGAGCAAGTAGTGCCGTATTTCCCACAATATGCCTTTTATGAAAATAAAGGCAAAAGAACCTGCGACTATTTCTGCACAAGCTGTCAAAGCTGGCACATCGGCGAACAGCTCCGACTTTGTCATAATCAGGAATTTGTCTGCGGTCATTGCAAGGAAAGCGTAAAAGCAAAGGCTTTGCATTACGGCAGAAAGAAACTTGAAAGAAGTCACAAGTTTGGGCTTTGCTTTGCTCAAAACGGCAGACTGTACATCAGATTTGTAACGGTTTATCAGGGATTTTCGGAAGACATTTACAACGAAAATCCTGTCGAAATGATGCCCCGATATACTTTTTCGGATGAATATCTTTATGTATATGAACAGCACGCAATGCAAAGATTTGCATATGGCTGGTACGATAAATCATTTCATCCGATGAAGACAGACGGAATTATTCCTTCTGCTTCACAGGGGTTAGCGTGGTATTGGGGTCCGTCAGAAAAAACCTTGTATTCAAGTTGGGGCTCAACCGTACTTTTAAATCTCGATGTAATAACCGATACGGATCTCAGATATTCGTGTGCGGATGAGCTTTCAAACAGATATACAGTTCAAGGGATTCTCAAATGGCTGAACATATATGTAAGGCACAATAATGCAGAATACCTGATTAAAGGCGGTTTTGAGCATATTGCAGAGCTTTTGATTGACGGCAAACTTTCACTCAATAAAATTTATTGGAAAGAAACCAATTTACTTAAAATGCTCGGATGTCGTAAGGAGGATATGCACTTTTTCGCAGATTATGATTCAAGTGCAATTGAACTTTACCGCAGTGTGATAAAGGAAGAACCGACCATTCATATGGCAAGCGAGTTCATAAGCAAGCTGTCAAAGCTCGGTACTTATGCTGTAGATGAACTTCACAAAAATAACCTTACATACAGACAGATTCTGAAGTATGGCAAAAACAATCGGAGAGTAATGCTGTGGAAGGATTATCTTGATAACTGCAAAAAACTTCCCGAGGGTATCGAAGAAATAATGCCGGCTCATCTTGAAGAGGCTCACGACAGAACGCTTGAAAAGGTTGCTTTCTATGCAAACAAAGAAGAAACGGAGCAGATTGCAAAAATGGCAAAGACACTTTCTCCGTTGCTTATGAGCACAGACAGCCTTATAATGCTTGTCCCAAAAAGCGGTGAAGAAATAATAGCAGAGGGCAGAATATTACAGCATTGCGTCGGCGGATATGTAAGACGGCACGCAAGAGGTGACACGATAATACTTTTCATTCGTCATAAAGATAAACCGAAAATCCCGTTTTTTACGATTGAAGTAAATCCCGAAACATTGGAAATAATGCAGTGCCACGGTTACAAAAATGAGCGTGACAGCGGATTTAAAAAGCCGGATGAAATCAAGAAATTTGAAAAGCAATACGCTGAATTTTTGGAGGATATAAAAAATGTCAGAAATAACAGTAAGCGAACAGCATAAGCAGGCAATTGAACTGCATCAGAAGATAATTGTCAGCGCTAACCTTGCACAGCAGAACATATGGGATATGTGCAACGGACTTAAAACAATGCGTGACAACAAGCTGTACAAGGAGCTTGGATATCAGAATTTTGAGGACTACTGCGAGAATGAAGTAGGTATGAAACGCAGAAATGTTTATAACTATATTTCTATTGTAGAAAAAATAAACGTTGAAAATGTGCAATCGATTGCACAAATTGGAATGACAAAGCTATCACTTCTCGCCACAATCAGCGAACCCGAACAGGCTGAAATCGCTGAAAAGCTTGACCTTGAAAACACAACGGTCAAGCAGTTAAAGGCAGAGATTGACAGCCTTAAAGCTGAAAAACAGGAGGCAACCGACAAGAGCATTGACTATTGCCGACAGCTCAATAACGCTAAGAAAGACGCCGACTATTACAAACAGCAGGCGGACACTTCAAAAGAAAGCTATCGCAATATTGAAAATCAGCTTGCAGAGGAAAAGAACAAAAATTTCAAGCTGACGAATAAAGTTCAGGAGCTTGAAAGCCGTCCTATCGAAGTTGCCGTTGCAGAGCCGAGCGACAATGAACGCAGACTCAATGAAACGATTAAGGCTTTGGAAAGGGAGAACATTAAGCATTATGACGAACTCGAAGAAGAATACCGCAACAACGAAAAAATTGTCAGAAAACAGCTTGAGGACGAAAAGCAGGAGGCTCTTCGTAAACAGAAAGAGGAGTATGAAGAAAGGCTGAAAAATGTTCAGACTGCCGACGGTTCATCAGATGACAAGGATGTCTTTAAGGCATACTTTTCAATTGCATATGACAGCTTTGTCCGTATGCTCGATTTCGCCAAGCAGTCACAGGACAAGGAATTTTTCAAAGGCAAGGTTGAACATTTAATAGAGGCACTTGCCACACAAAACATAAATCTTTAAGGGGGAACAACAATGAAACTTTATGAGCTTACCGAGATGTACTCGGATTTATTTAATCAGTTTGACGCTATCAACGAATGGGAACCCGATACGAATGCAGACGGAATGCCGATTGATGATGACGGCAACATTATTGCCAATGTGGACGCATACCGCAACAAGATGTTGACAGCGTGGTTCGATACTCTCACGGGCATTGAGGGCGAATTTGACGAGAAAGCCGAGAGCATTGCAATCTACTACAAACAGCTTCTTGCCGAGGCTAAAATGCTTAAATCCGAAAAGGCGGCAATTGCAAAAAGACAGTCACAAAAAGAAAAACAGGCGGAGAGTCTTAAAACCTATCTGTTTAAGTCAATGCAGGCACTCGGCAGACAGAAGATTGATATGCCGAGAGCGGTTATGTCGCTTAAAAAGAACGCTCCGAGCCTTGTTGTTGATGATGAAATTTCATTTGTTGAGTGGGCAGAGGAACACAATCTTGACCACCTCTTAAAGTACAATATGCCCGAAGTGAAAAAGAATGATGTCAAGGCTCTCTGCAAAAAGGGCGAAGAAATCCCCTTCGTACATATGGAAGCCAAGCAGTCATTAAGTATTAAGTGAGGTGTTATTTATGGGATTACCTATATTGGTTTTAGGATATTCAGGCAGCGGAAAATCTGCCTCTTTAAGAAATTTCAAAGCAAATGAACTTGCTCTTGTAAATGTAAACGGAAAATCACTCCCGTTCAGAACAAAATTTACTTCTTCAATCAATTCCGACAACTACATTGATATTGAGGACTTTATCAAAAAGCAGAAATGCAAGTCGATTGCAGTTGATGACGCACAGTATCTCATGGCTAACGAGTATATGAGAAGAGCCAAGGAAACAGGCTTTCAGAAGTTTACCGATATCGGTAAAAATTTTTGGGAGCTTGTGAAAGAGGTTGAAACTCTCCCGAATGACACGATTGTTTATTTTCTCAGCCATATTGAAACCGACGAAAACGGCAGACAGAAAGCTAAAACAATCGGCAAGTTGCTTGACGAAAAAATCTCGGTCGAGGGAATGTTTACCACGGTTTTAAAAACTGTTGTCGTTGACGGCAAGTATCTTTTTGCAACACAAACGGACGGTAACGATACCTGTAAAAGTCCGATAGGCTTGTTTGATTCAATGTACATATCAAATGACCTTAAAATTGTTGATGAAGCATTGAGAACATACTATTCAATGCAACCCGAACAGTATTGTGATGAGTGCAAAGCACCGATACTTTCGGACGGTAAACGCACCGTTAAACAGATCATTGACGGCACAACAAAAAATTACGGCAGACAGCTCTGTATGCAGTGTGTTGCCAAGCTGATAAAGCAGAAGAAACAGGAAAAGCAGAGAGAGGGTGCAGACAATGCAACTCCGACCGTATCAGAATGACCTTGTTGAACAGGTAAGACAGGCTTGGCGAGAGGGTTACAAAGCCCCTTGCATTGTCCTTGGGTGCGGTGGCGGAAAGTCCTGCATTGTCGCAGAAATTGCAAGACGAACAACTTGGAACGGGAAACGGGTGCTGTTCCTTGTTCACAGGAGAGAGCTTGTTGACCAAATATTCAGAACCTTTGTCCGCTGGGGTGTGCTTATGGATTTGTGCCAAATCGGTATGGTGCAGACCTTTACACGAAGATTGAAGAAACTGCCCAAACCCGCACTTATCATCACAGACGAAAATCATCACAGCCTTGCACAAAGCTACAAACGCATTTACGAACATTTTTCGGATGTTCCGAGGGTTGGCGTCACCGCAACACCTGTCCGATTAAACGGTGACGGTTTGGGCGATGTCAACGACAAGCTCATAATCGGGGTGAGTACAAAATGGCTCATCAAACATAACTGCCTTGCCCCGTATGACTACTACGCTCCGAGTGTCGCCGACCTTACGGGTTTACACACCAAAATGGGCGAGTATGTCACCGCCGACATTGAAAAGGCAATGATAAAAAATACGGTATTCGGTGATGTTATCAAGTATTACAAACAGCTTGCAGACGGTAAAAAAGCCGTCTGTTACTGTTCCTCGGTAAAGCACAGTCTTGCAACCGCACAGGCATTTTGCGAAGCGGGTATATCAGCAAGGCATATTGACGGAGCAACTCCGAAGGCACAGCGAGAACAGATTATAGCCGATTTTAGGAACGGCAAAATTACAATCCTCTGCAATGTGGATTTGATTTCAGAGGGCTTTGATGTTCCCGACTGTGAATGCACGATTCTGCTCCGACCTACTCACAGCCTTACGCTTTACATTCAGCAGTCAATGCGGTGTATGCGTTATAAGCCAAACAAAAGGGCGGTAATCATTGACCATGTGGGCAACTATGCAAGGCACGGAATGCCTGATGACGACCGAGAATGGACGCTTGAAAAACGCAAAAAGCTGAGTGTTAAAAAAATCGAAAAGGAGCAGGAGGAAAAGGTCAGACAATGTCCCGAATGTTTCTTTACATTTTCAGCACCGCCGGCAGGGCAGAAAGCCGTGTGTCCGCATTGCGGTTATGTTTTCCCGACAGCCGAAAGGACCGTTGAAACCGATACCACCGCAAAGCTCATTAAGGTTGAGGGATTCAAGCTTGATTTCAGCACACCCGACGATTGCCACAGCTATGCGGACTTGCTTGCATACGCAAAAAGCCACGGCTACAAAACAGGCTGGGCATATTTTCAGGCACGAAAGAGAGGTATGATAGCTTGACAGAAGAACACGCAATTCAGAACAAAATCCGTATTGCAATTGCTCCGTACTGCGATATTTTCCGTATAAATGTAGGTGCAGGCTTTACAAAGGACGGCAGATATTTCAATACGGGAGTTCCGCCCGGATTTTCGGATTTGTTCGGTGTCAGAAAATCAGACGGAAGAGCAGTCTTTATCGAGGTTAAAACTCCCAAGGGCAGACCTACCGAAAAACAACAGAAATTTATACAGATGATGAAACTCAACGGTGCTGTTGCAGGAGTGTGCAGAAGTGCCGATGAGGCGATAGAGTTAATTACAAAGGAGTAAAATTATGGGATTTAAAACAAATATGGCGGCAGCAACTCAGTCCGATTCAATCAAGCCTGCAGGCGATTACGAGTGCCTTATTGCAAGAGCAGAGGAACGCACATACACTAAAAACGGCAAAGACAAAACCTGTCTTAATATCAGATTTTTAATCAGAAACGATGTTGAACAGAACTATAAAAACGGCTATATCTTCCATACCCTCTGGAAACGAAACGAGCCTACCGAGAACGACAAGCAGGTCAAGGGCTACGGTTTTAATCAGGTTATGGCTCTCGGCAAAGCGGCAGGACTTCCCGACGGCAAGGATTACGACAGCCTTGAACAGTTCCTTGAAGAACTCATTAAAAAGCCTGTTCGTGTAACGATTAAGCACGGCGAATGGAACGGCGAAAAAAGAGAAGAAGTCAGCTGGCTCAATCCGACTAAGTTTCCGACAGTAAAGCATACTTTTAAGCAGTCGCAGAGTTCAACGGCTCAGACCTATGCACAGCCACAGCAGAGTTATGCCCCTGCTCAGCCTGCAAATCAGGGCTTTGTTGATATGCCGATTGACGATGATTTGCCGTTCTGATTTTAAAAAAATTCTTCGGGAATTGCATAAAACAGTGCAATTTTCACCGTGTTTTTCCTTATATATGGAGGTGAAAAAATGGGCTTTACAAATTTAAACCCAAATAAAAATAAATATTTTGCAGTTCCCGAGGAATTGAAAGGTTACAAAAACTGGGTGTGCTGGCAGTCATATCCAGATCCGAAATCGCACAGCGGAATTTCAAAGAAACCGATAAATCCAAGAACGGGTGGCTTTGCAATGCCGAATAACTCGGACACTTGGTCGGACTTTGAAACGGCAGTCAGAGAATCCGCCAAATATTCGGGTATAGGCTTTATGTTCTCAAATTCACCGTTTTTCGGTGTTGACCTTGACGATATGCCGAATGACATTCAGGACTACCAAAACGGCGGAGCTGACAACATAATCAGCGAGTTTGTGAACACTTTGCAGAGCTACACCGAATTTTCGCAGAGCAAGACAGGCATTCACATAATCTGCAAGGGAACTCTTCCCGAGGGCAGAAGAAAGGCGAAGAATGATTCGGGCGGTTTTGAAATGTACGAAAACGGCAGATTCTTTGTTGTGACAGGTGATTACTGCTCTGCGTATGCGTACATAAACGATTGCACCGAAAGCATAAAGCCGCTGCATTCAAAGTATCTCGGCAAGGCAACAGAGCCACAGCCTAAGCTCCGTAGCGTTGAGGTCAATCTGAACACCGTTGAGGATATTGTCAGAATCGCCTGCAGCGCTAAGAACGGCAGTCTTTTCAAGGCTCTGTACAGCGGTGACTTTTCGGCTTACTCATCACAGAGCGAGGCGGATATGGCTTTTTGCAATATGCTTGCGTTCTGGTGCGGTTGCGATACCGACAAAATGGATTCGATTTTCAGACAATCAGGCTTGATGCGTGACAAGTGGGACAGAAAGCAGTCGGGTACAACCTACGGCATTATAACCCTGCAAAAGGCTGTGTCGGGCTGTACGCAGACCTATAACCCAAAACAGCATAACGATTATTCAATTTCAATCGGTGAGGGCAAGGCTGTTCAAGCGGTTGACGAAGAAAAAATGCGTGCCTACACCTTTGACGATATGGGCAACGCCGACAGGTTTGTTGATTTATTCGGAGATAATGTAAGGTATTGTTACACCGAGAAAAAGTGGTATTACTACAATTCTATGAAGTGGTGTGTTGACAATATCGGGGTAGTTTTGCGAATGGCAGACAAAAGCGTTGAGGCTATGAAAGCCGAGGCAAAACTATACTTGCAGGCTGATGAAGAGAACGGCGGAGATATGTCAAAAGCATTTGAAAAGCATATGAAAGCAAGCCGTTCCAACAAATCAAAAAAAGCAATGCTCAACGAGGTTGAACACCATATCCCCGTACTTCCGGCACAAATGGATAAATACCGTATGGCATTAAACACCCCAAGCGGAATAATCAACCTTAAAAACGGCGAAGTGAGGGCGCATAATCCCGAATATTATTTTACAAAGATTACTTCGGTTGACTGCTCTCAAACGGCAGAGTGTCCCCGTTGGCTTGCATTTCTTGACGATATTTTTGCAGGCGATAAGGAGCTTATTCGCTACATTCAAAAGGCGGTCGGTTATAGTCTGACAGGCTCAACAGCCGAGCAATGCGCATTCTTCCTTTACGGCACGGGACGAAACGGCAAGAGTACATTCATTGATGTTATCCGTGATGTATTCGGCGATTATGCCGCAAACATTCAGCCTGAAACAATTATGGTAAGAAACTCTCAGAGCAGTGCCATAAACAGCGACATTGCACGGTTAAAGGGTGCAAGGCTTGTCACCTCGGTTGAGCCGAACGAGGGCGTGCGAATTAATGAGGGACTTCTCAAACAGCTTACGGGTGACGATACCGTAACGGCAAGAAAGCTGTACAGCGAGGAATTTGAGTTTAAGCCCGAGTTTAAACTGTGGATGGCGACAAACCATAAACCGATTATCAGAGGCACCGACACGGGCATATGGCGAAGAATACATATGATTCCGTTCAATGTTCAGATTCCCGAGGATAAGGTTGATAAGAACCTTACGCATAAGCTTAAAGCCGAAATGACCGCAATTTTTAAATGGTGTATTGACGGCTGTATTCTGTGGCAAAGAGAGGGTTTGAAAATGCCGTCCGCCGTTCTTCAGAGCGTGAGAGAGTACAAGCGCGAAATGGATGTCATTTCCGCCTTTATCGAGGACAGATGTGTGTTAGAGGGTTCGGTTCAGGCAAGCACGCTCTATGCCGCCTATACAAGCTGGGCGGGGGATAACAACGAATATTGTATGTCAAATACCAAATTCAGCACCGAACTTGCCAAACGATTTGAAAAGGTAAGAGGCAAAAACTATAACTTTTTCAACGGCATTTCACTTTCTAAAGATTGTTAAGGTGGAGGGTGGTGGAGGGTTTGACGGTTTTTCTAACCTTTCGTATAAGAAAAATAAACTAATATTATATATATAGAAAGGGTTCTTTAAAATAGCCCCAAACCTTCCACTACCCTCCGAAAGAGGTAATATGAAAAAATATGATTTTAACAATCCACAGGTATTTGAACAGCTTGAGGATAAAGCAATTGACGGTCAGCTTGATTACTCATCCTTTCCGCCGCCCGAATATAAATACTTTTCAAGGCTTGCAAAGGTCGGCTACAACAACCGTCATAAAGGCTGGGACATAAACATCTGCCTTGAATGGCAGGACAAGCTCAGAACGGAGTATAAGCGTGACAGAAACGACGCAGACGAATACCGCCTGCTCTCGCAAAGAATTATGGATAATGTAAAGAAAAGCGCCGACTTCGTCCGTAAGATGTATCAGTCCCAAACCAACGAGCAAACCGTAATCAATGCCCTCCAAGCCTTAGAATGCCTAACCAACGAAAACGGCTTAACCAAAAGAATAACCGAAAAATTAAAGGAGAATGAAAACAATGACAAACTGCACAAAACATTGGATTGAAAGCGAGGTAGATATGGATTGACGGTTAAAGATTATTTATATTCGGTCAGGGTTTCGGATAAGCTGATCAGAACGAAAGAACACGAGCTGTCGAAACTTAGGCTGAATATTGCACAGGTATCAGTTAAGCAGAACGAGCCTGTTAAGACATCAGGAGTGAATGACCCTATGCGGATTGTTGACAGGATTGCAGACCTGCAGACTGAAATCAATCGGGAAATCGACAATCTTGTGCAGTTGAAAACTGAAATCCGCAGTAAAATCAATGCACTTGACGATTACCGTTACATTGCAATTTTGACCGAGTATTACATAAATTGTCAGAGGTGGGAGGATATTGCCGAGAGTATGGAAATGAGCGTAAGGCATACCCTGAGATTGCACGGCGAAGCGTTACAGGCGTTCCGAAAAAAGTTCGATTTCTCGTAAAATTATTTTGAAATGTCATTGAATGTCACCCTTACCCTGCGTATAATGGTATTATAAAAGTTTGACAAACAGGACATATGTAAAACTCTCCTAAGATAAAAAAATCGCACAGACCGCTCTCACCCGAGGGCGGTTTTGTGTTGTGTGCGGTTATTTTATACAAATTATTACTTTCTTAATTGTGCGGTTTACAGAAAAATGTAAAATCTGTTGAATTGTGTCAAATAATATGATAGATTAGTGATATATTACAACTAAGGAGAGTCGCATATGAGCGGAGAAAATAAGGCAAAAACCTGTTTTGTTATAATGCCTATATCAGACCAGCCAAAATATCCTACAGGTCATTTTGATAAAATATACGAACAGATAATTGTTCCTGCTGTCAAAGAGGCGGAGTTTGAACCTATAAGAGCAGACAGTAATCAAATATGTGATTCGATAATGCAAAAAATTTTGAAAAATTTAATTGAATGTGATATGGCAATTTGCGATTTAAGTTCAAGAAATCCAAATGTTATGTATGAATTAGGAATTCGACAAGCTTATGGCAAAAAAGTAGTTTTGGTACAGGACGATGCTACTGATAAAATTTTTGACGTAGCAGGAATAAATACTGTTTTTTATAAGAGAGATAGATTGTATGAAAATGTTATTAAGGCAAAAGATGATATTGCTAATGCGATAAAGGAAACTTATGAAAATGGTTCATTTTCGTTAATGAGTATAGCAAATTTAGAAAATGCAACTGTAGATAATTCCAAAGTTGATGAGGTTGTTTTGGATAGACTTATGATAAAATCAATATATTCAAAGTTAGATGCTATTGAAGATTCAATAAGAATGTTTTCTAATACGCCAAATGTTAGTGACGAATTAAATGTTGACCTTAATAATCGTAAATTTGCAAGCCTGCTTATGGAATGTCGATATGCATTGAGAAACCAACCCGATAATCTTGATTTACTTATTTCCTGTTATCAAAAATTGTTGAGAGTTAATAGTTTATTTATTAACAATAAGGACAATAAATTACTTACGCCTAAAGACTGTTTGATGTTAAGAAATACACTGGCAGAATTGAATGACAGAATTAATGATTTAACGCTTAATAATGATTAATTGAGAGTGCATTTAGTACTCTCTTTTCTTTTGCTTATTTTTTAGGATTTTCAGACAAAGAGAGGTGATACCGTGAAAGACAAATTAAATGCAAGACAGAGGAAGTTTGCGGAATATTATGCGCAGAGCGGTAACACCGTTCAGAGTGCCATTATGGCGGGATATTCAGAAAATTACGCAAACGCAAGAGCGTATGAATTGTTGAAGAATGTTGGAGTTTCAAAATACATCAAACAGCTGTCCGACAGGCTCAAAGATGAGCGCATTATGAGTGCAAAGGACAGACAGGTTGCTTTGTCCGATATTGCCCGAAGTGCTGAGCAGGACACTTCCGACAGAATCAGGGCGATTGACACGCTCAACAAGATGACGGGCGAATACACCGTTAAGGTTGACGCAAAGGTTGAGCAGTCCGAAAAGCTATCCGATGTGTTCAGACAGTTGGGTGGTGAGGGACTGAGTGAGTAACAAATTCCCGTTGTCACAAAAGTATATCGACTTCATCAACACAACGAATGTGTCAGCTGAATTTCTTGAAGGCACGACAGCCTCGGGAAAAACAACAGTCGGGGCAGGCGTAAAGTTTATGCGAATGGTGTCGCAAAGTAAAAAGAAGATACACGCAATTGCCGCCAAAACTACGGGCAAGGCTGAGGAAACTATAATTCAACAGGACAACGGTATTCTCGACTTGCACCGCAACGCTGTCTATTGTGGTAACGGCGACAAGGATTACAAGCTGCCACATATCAAGTTTGAGGACAAAATTATCTATATTCTCGGTTACAGCAGTCGGGATAAGTGGGAAATGGTTCTCGGTGCGCAGTTTGGGTGCGTTTATATTGACGAAATCAACACCGCCGATATCGAGTTTATCCGAGAGATGTCAACCCGTAATGACTATATGCTTGCAACGCTGAATCCCGATGATCCGAGCCTGCCTGTGTATAAGGAGTTTGTCAACCGCTCCCGTCCTTTTAAAAAATATGAAAACGATGTTCCTCCCGAGATTACGGCGGAGCTTACCGAAGAACCTGTACCGAATTGGCGGTATTGGTTCTTTTCTTTTGCCGACAATTTAAGTCTTACGCCCGAGCAAATCGAAAAGAAAAAGAACTCTGCACCGAAAGGTACAAAGCTCTATAAAAATAAAATCTTAGGTTTGCGAGGCAGAGCAACAGGTCTTGTGTTCCCGAATTTTGAGAGGGCAAGACATATCAAATCAAAAGAGTGGGCAGGAAAGTTTTTGAACTGTAACCGCAAGTCGGAACACTTTGTTCAGTTCACCGCAGGTCTTGATACCGCCTATTCGCAGAAGTCGCCTGACACTATCGCAATGACATTTTACGGCATTACCAATCACGGCAAGTGTGTTCAGCTTGATGAAAGAGTTTATAACAACGCTGAAATGCAAACGCCTATTGCCCCGAGTGACACGGTGAAGAATTTTATTGATTTTCTTGACCGCAACCGTGATGAATGGGGCTTTGCACGCACGGCTTTTATTGACAGTGCCGACCAAGCGACTATTACCGAATTTCAAAAGTATAAGCGACAGCACGGCTGTGTCTATGACTTTGCAAATGCATGGAAGAAAACGAAGATTATCGACCGAATCAATCTTGTACTCGGCTGGCTTGCCACCGACTGTTATTTTGTGCTTGAACATTGTAAAAACACGATTGCCGAGTTTGAAATTTACAGCTGGCGAGAGGATAAAGACAACACACCCGAGGACGGTCACGACCATTGCATTAACAGCGGTCAATATGCGTGGCTGCCGTTTAAAGGGCAGATTGGCACAGATATTGTAATTGACAAAAATGCAGGCACCGTGATAGAATAAACACGATACCTGCATTAAACGGTAGGCGGTTCTCCTCATAAGAGGAGGTGATAACCATGACAATTTCCGATGTATGTTTACTCGGCACTTTAATCGTCAGCGTTATCGCTCTTTGTTACCAAGTCTTTGGCAACAAAAAGTAATTTTGTTTCTTCGTACATATATGTACACTTAAATAAAAAAGAAACTAACCGCCCGAAATTCGACCCTCTGGCGGTTAGTTTCTAACTACACTGGGGAGAACCGCTTATCGCAGGTATCCCTCTTCTATAATTATATTAAACCAAATAAAGATAAATGTCAAGCATTCCGTTTTAGGAGTGCTTTTTTATTTGCAATGGAAGTGAAATAAATGGGGCTGATTAACAGAATGGCTGAATCTATCAGATCGGGAATTAAAAACTTTTTGCAGATTACTCCTGCAAGCGACAAAACAATTACCGTTACCGAAACAAGCAATCATCTGACCGAGTGCTTTATCAATCGCATTTGGTATTGGGGCAACAGCAGACAGCTTGCGGAGCTGTACAAGCAGATTGATACAAACAAAACTATGTTTTGGGCGGCAAAAAGCACAAAGGGGCTTGAAATCCGTAAAATACACACGGGCTTGCCGGCACTCATCTGCGAAACGCTTGTGAATATCGTAATTGCCGACTACAACGGCACAGATGTTACAAGTAAAAATTCAACCGCTTATGCAGAGCGTTGGGAAGACATTGAAAAGCAGAACAAGCTGTCCGACACGGTTAAGCAAATGCTCCGTGACCTATGTGTTGTCGGTGACGGTGCTTTTAAGGTCAGCTTTGACACGGCTGTATCAGATGTTCCGATTGTTGAATGGTATCCTGCCGAAAACATCGACTTTACATATGTGCGCGGCAGAATCCGAGAGGTTAAGTTTTACACCGATTACACGCAAAAACACCGCCGTTACCGTTTTGAAGAAACATACGGTTACGGCTATATTCACTATGCTTTGTACGATGACAACGGCAAAGAGATTGACCTGCACACGGTTGACGCTCTTTCGTGGATTGATTCAAAGGGCGTTACATTTGACGAATCATATATGTGGGCTGTACCTGTCCTTTACGGCAAATCGTGCCACAAGGGCAGAGGTGCAGGCATTATCGGCATAAAAACAGACGCTTTCGACAGCCTTGATGAAGTGTGGTCACAGTGGATGGACGCACTCAGAGCCTGCCGAACAAAGCAGTATGTGCCTGGTTGCCTTGTTCCGAGAAATCCCGAAACCTGTCAGCCGATATCGCCAAATCCGTTTGACAACCGATTTATCACCGTGGGCAACGATATGTCTGAAAACGGCAACGGCAACAGGATTTACACCGAAAGTCCGCAGATTCAGCACGAAAGCTATTTGAGTTCATACATTACTGCCCTCGACCTCTGCTTACAGGGCATTATATCGCCGTCAACTCTCGGCATTGATACGAAGAAGCTTGATAATGCAGACGCTCAGCGCGAAAAGGAAAAGACAACCCTTTACACAAGGCAGAATCTTGTGAAAATTACGCAGAACGCACTTCAAAGCCTTGTTGCAGTTGTACTCAATGCAGACGGTGAACTTAACGGCAATGGTATTGTTGAGGGCTTGGAAGTATCCGTAAACTTCGGCGAATATGCAAATCCGAGCTTTGAAAGTCAGGTTGAAACCGTGTCAAAAGCAAGACAGGGCGGTTTGATGTCAGTTGAAACCTCGGTTGACGAGCTTTACGGCGACAGCAAGTCGGAGGATTGGAAAGCCGAAGAGGTGCAGAGAATTAAAGAGGAACAGGGTATTGCAGGCGAAGAAGAAAAATCGGAGCTTGACGATGTGGACCTTACCGACACAGAAGAACCTGACAATAACGCAGATGATGAAGAAAATGCGGAAAATAATGCAGAAAAAACCGAAAGCAATCCCGAACAGAACGATACACAGGTAAACAATGAGTGATTACAATATCAGAGAAGCCTTTGAAAAAATCGAAGATGAACTGATTGACAGCATGATGAGAAATTTCAGCCGTCACAGAGCCGAAGAAGATAAAAATAATTTTTGTTGGACACAATGGCAGGCTGAACAGCTCAAAAGTCTTGAAGAGTACCGTAAGCACAACGCAAAGAAATTCGGCAAGCGTTTCAAAACCATTAACAGCAAGGTTGAAGAGATGATTCGCACCGCCAAAGCTGACGGAAATGCAAGTCAGGAGGCAGAAATTCTTGAAGCTGTCAAGGACGGTTTCAAAGCCCCGAAAAAGCCGTCAGCACACAGCACAGCCGAGTTTTTTAAGGTGAACGACCGTAAACTTGACGCACTCATAAAATCGACCACAGACGATTTAAAGAGGGCAGAAACGGCAGTTTTGCGTATGAGCAACGACAAGTACCGCAAGGCGATTTTTAACGCACAGGTTGCAATGAACACGGGTGCGGTTACATACGAAAAAGCCGTTGATATGGCTTGCAAAGATATGCTTAACGCAGGTCTTAATTGTGTGGAATACAAAAACGGTGCAAGGCATACGCTCTCGGATTATGCGGATATGGCGGTTAAAACAGCCAACAAAAGAGCCTATCTTCGTGGCGAGGGCGAAAAGCGAGCCGAATGGGGAATATCGACTGTAATTGTGAATCGCCGTAACGGTGCTTGCCATGAGTGTGCCGACTTTGTGGGACAAGTATTTATTGATGACGTTTACAGCGGAGGAACAAAGAAAGACGGCGATTATCCGTTGCTTTCAGACGCTATATCGGCAGGACTGTTTCATCCTCGCTGCAAGGATAGTACAAGTACATATTATAAAGACATAAGCACACCGCCTGAATCAGAAGTTTTGAGCAGTGATGAAAAAGAAAAACTTGGAGAACAGGAACGGTTGCAAAATCAATTAAATTATTGCAAACGTCAACAGAAAACCTTTGACCATTTAGCCAGATACTCGCTTGATAAAGATAATCAGCAAATGTATTTGGCAAGGGCAAAACAATGGGAAAACAAGGCAGCGGAAGTTCAAAAAATGCTTGATAATTCGGTTGCAAAATCCGCTGAAAGTGGTATAATTAATAAAAAGACGACTACTGTTGATGCAAATAATATTTCAATTATTGCAAACTCCAGTCCGACTATTCAAGATACAAAAGAATTTCTTGATTTGTTGAATAATAATTCAAACGACAATATCAAAAAAGCCTATAAAAATTATTCTTCTCAACTGAACAGTGTAAAATACAATCCGTCTGGAGGTTGTTATCGTTCTAACTTAAAAGAAATAAGTTATGGATATCCCGATAAAAACCAACTAGCTGACGGTAGAAGTAAATTCAGCACATTATCACACGAATACGGGCATTTTATTGATGATGTGGGCGTATTTAAAAACCTTAATTTTAGAGAAATTGACGCTATAAAACAAAGTGTAAAATTATCTAATAATTTGATAAAAAATGAAGCCAGTGTAAGTGATGAATTTCTAAAAGCATTGCGAAAAGATAAAAGTGCTTTAAGCACAAAAATCTTTGATAGTACCTTTAGGGATGATTTATTTAGTTCATCTGCCAGTGCAGGAGTTCAAGATGCAATATGCGGAATGTTTGGCACTAAACGCACAAAAATGAAATGGCAACATAAAGATAGCTATTATGACCGCAGATATTCTTCTTTTAAACAATTAAAAATAGAAAAAGATGTACAAAAGGTATACATAAACTTAGGTTATGATGCAAGTAATCAAGCAAAAGTAAAGTCTATTGTAAGAGATTATGAAACAGCATCCGAAACGTGGGCTAATATAATGAGCGCAGAAACCTGCGGAGGCTTGGAGCTTGAATATGTAAAAAAATATCTTCCCAATAGTTATAGTAGCTTTTTGAATATTATGAAGGAGTTGAAATAGTATGAGTGTACACGAAAATCTTGAATATCAGAACAGTACCGAAAATGCCATAAAAAAATATGAAAGAGTTTTCGGTGAAGGCTCTTTTCCTGATTTCTATTTTGAATATGAATTTGACAGAGCAACATTTGAGAACAAAATTGTTGAAGCCATAAACAAGTGTTTGGAAAACGATAAAGATGTTTATGAAATGAAAATAGTTCCATTAACTGCACTTGAAACCAGCTACTAATTAAAAAAACCGCTCCCACAGAGTGAGGGCGGTATTTTTATACCCATTTTTAGGAGGTGAGAATATGAAGGTTAGAGTAATCAGACAGTTCAACGACAAGACCGAGGGGCTTATTAACAGACCGATTAATGAAGTTTTTGAATGCTCCGAGCAGAGAGCAAAGGAACTCATTGACGGCGGTTTTGCAGAAGAGGTCAAGCCTGACGCTCCCAAAAAGCCGAGAGCCAAAGCAGTTAAAACAGAAAAAACAGAAAAAGCGGATTAAGCACTTTACGAATATGTAAGGTGCTTTTTTATTGTCCGAAGACATTAAACTACGGGAGACACCGTGCAAAACTGAAACAGAGAGACACTCTATAAACTGATTACGGGAGACACCCGAAAAACTGAAAGGATATGAAAAAATGGCAGAACCAAATCCAACACCAACCCCCAATGAACCGAAACCTGCACCGCAGGAAAACGCTCCTGTCTTTGATTACGACAAGCTCGCAAGCCTTATCACAGGCAAACAGAGCGTGACAGAGGACACCGTTTTGAAGTCATATTTTAAGGAGCAGGGATTGTCAGCCGATGAGATGAAAGAGGCTATCGGTGCTTTTAAAAAGCAGAAAGCCAAGAACACTCCCGACTTTGCAAAAATGCAGTCGGAAGTTGAATCTGCAAACAACGCAAAGCTTATGGCAGAAGTCAACCAGTCGGCAACCCTCGAAGCCGTAAAACAGGGCGTTGACGTTGCAACCGTTCCGTATGTGCTTAAAATTGCAGACTTTTCAAAAGCTGTGACAGACGGCAAGGTCAATGCGGAAAAGCTGACAGAGGCTGTTAAAAAGGTGCTTGACGATATTCCCGCACTCAAGGGCAAACCTGCCGAGAACGGCACAGGAGTTAAGAAAATCGGCGGTGACGGCAACAGCGACAAAAATTTAACAGAAGATGCCTTAAGAGGAATTTTCGGCATCAAATCGAAAAAGTAAGAAAAGAGGTAAATAATTATGGCAGTATTAGAATACGCAACTATTTTCAGTAATGTATTAAGAGAATTGTATGGTCAGGCCCTTACTTGTGATGACCTTTACCACTCAAACTCTGACATTCAGATTATCAACGGTAAGGATATTAAAATCCCAAAACTCTCGGTCAGCGGTTATAAAGACCATACACGAGGTGCAGGCGGTTTTAATTCGGGTACATATTCAAACGGTTACGAAACCAAAACCCTTGACCACGACAGAGATATTGAGTTTGCTATCGACCCTATTGATGTTGACGAAACAAATATGGTAGTAACTATCGCAAATATTCAGACACGCTTTGAAAAAACACAGGCTATACCTGAACTCGACTGTTATACTTACAGCAAGCTTTATACAGAAGCTAAGCGAGTTGGTGCAACAGTAAAAACTACTGCATTAACTGCGGCGAATGTGCTTGCAGATTTTGACGATAACCTTGAGGCTTTTGCCGAAGCAGGTGTACCGCTCGACAGGGTTATTCTTTATGCGACACCACAGTACAAAAAGCTTTTGAAGAATGCGGAGGGTATTCAGAGAACACTTGAAATCAGTTCCGCAAAGGGCATTGACCGCCGTGTTCGTTCCGTTGATGATATTGATAAGATTGTAGAAGTGCCAAGCTCAAGAATGAAGTCTTTGTTTGATTTTACAAACGGTTGTGTTGCTGACAGCTCAGCTAAGCAGATTGACTATATTCTTATTGACCCGGAAGCACAGGTGTCAAGAGTTAAGTATTCATATATCAATGTCTATACTCCGGGTTCTGACAGCCGAACAGCTGATAATTATATATATCAGAACAGAAAAGTTAATGGTACTTTTGCCATTGACGAACTTATGAAGCAGGGCGTAATCATTCATGCCGAGGCTTAAAGCGAGGTGAGAAAAAATGAAAGCAATCAAAGACAATAAGTCATATACAGTCAACACAGACGAGGAAGCTAAGACTTATGTATCCCGTGGTTATGATATTCAGGATGACAACGGCAAAATCAAAGAATATGGATTAGGCAAGAAAATTTCTGTTGATGATTACAATACTTTGAAGAAAGAAAATTCAAAGCTCAAAGCCGAAAACAAAAAACTTAAAGAGAGTACCAAGTCAGACACAAAGGAGTAAATCTATGTATGCCGATTACATTGAACAGCAGGGCGGAGATGAAAACAGCATTATCTCTGCCGAACACATTGATGTTCTGACTTTTAACCGCATTGATTTTGAAAAACTTTCGGAAATGCAGAAGAGAATCATCAGCAGAGTGCATAGCAGACTTACTGCTTTTGAAGAAGAAAATGCCGATATGATTTCTTCCTACCTGAAAAGCTATTCAATCAACGGCACATCAATGGAATTTGGTGTAAGCTGGAACTTAATGTGTATCAGCGGAGTGGCAATTCCTGCCGACCTCTATGCGTTGCTAAAATCAACAGGACTTTGTTATCCTGCAATCTGAAAGGTGCGTGAAAACCGTGAAATTTCCGTCACTTGTAAAAAAGCAGTTCTGCAAAACTCCTGTCGAGGTCACAATCTACGGTGAGGGAATAACCGAGGACGGCTCTCCTGTTATCGCATTTGAGTGCAAAAACCTGTATCCCTCCGAAAATCTTTATCCGTCAGCAACCCTGCACGGTGGCTCTGCCTTGTGTAATATGCAGTCAAAGGCAAAGACAGTCTATACCAAAGAACAGAAAATTGTTCAGGTGTCGGCTGTCTTGCTTTTTGACGGCGACATTGCTCCCGACAGCCCCACTTTAAGCGGTGGCTTTGTAATCCTTGACGGCGTAAAACGAAACATCGTACAGGGTACAAAACACCGCAACCCCGACGGCAAAGTTAATTTTACGGAATTGGATGTGATTTAATGGGATTTTCGGTATCATCAAAAATCAAACTCAATATGCCTGCAGTAAAACAGCTTGACAAGGCAAAGCAACAGGCTCTTGAACAGACAGGTGACGCACTTCTTAAACAGGTGAAAAACACGCAGGTAATGCCGTTTGATACAAGCATACTTCAAAACGATAGTACCGCTGTTGATTATTCACAAAGTGCAAATGGGGTAGTTAAAATTGTGTCAAGCACTCCGTATGCAAGGCGGTTGTATTTTCATCCCGAGTATAATTTCAGCCGTAAGGAAAACATTGCCGCCGGCGGTAAATGGTTTGCACAGTGGCTTGAGGGCGGTACACGGCAGAATTTTTGCAGTCAAACATTCACTAAAATATATAGGAGAAATACAGGACTTTGATTTACTTATCGGACATCAGAGATTGGCTCAAAAGCGTTACCTCAGCAGAGCATTATTACATCGGCAAGCTTGACAACAAGCAGGACAGGTCAATCGGTGTGTATTCATTAAAGCAGTCGGGAACACCCACAAGGGCAATCGGCGGTGAAAGTACCTACGATACAATAAGCGTGTCTTTGCTTATCCATTACACCGACAACGCAAGAGAAACCGAGGAGTTTGCACGCAGACTTTACGAAACGCTTTACGGCATTAAAAATGTTGAAATTAAGGAACACAAAATCTATATAATCGAACTGCTCACGGAAGAACCCGTTGATGTGGGAACAGACGACAAGGGTGTGTATGAGCAGGTCATTGAAGTTAAATTTTATTACGAAAGGAAGTAATTTTATGGCAAAAGTTGAATCGGGAGTATTCCCGTGCTATGAAAATCAGTTTGCGGTTGGCAAGGCAGGAACAGAATCCGCCACGACAAATATTGCTAACTGCGAAGAATTTTCCGTTGCATTTGACAACGGTGTCGAGGAATGGACAGCTTTTGAAAACGAGGGCTGGAAGTCAAGGCTTATGACAGCAAAGTCAATCACAATTTCGGTAAAGGGCAAGCGTACAATCGGTGATGCAGGCAATGACCAGATTGCTGCCCTTGCATTTGAAAACGGCAGAAAGGCAGAAGTTTCGTTTATGTGGACCTTCCCCAACGGTGCAACCGTCCTCTTTAAAAATGCAGTTGTATCCGTTACATCAAACGGTGCAGGCGCAAGTACGGGTGTTGCTCCGCTTGAATTTGAAGTTATGTCAAACGGCAAGCCGGTATATACAGCAGCCGCTTAAAAAATGAAAGGAATGAACGATTATGTCAAAGTTAATTGATATTACAGACAAGCTTAATTTTGAGGAAAAGCCGAGTGTCAGAGTTAAAAATGTTGACCTTGCAATCAACAATGACGCAGTTTCAATGCTCAAAGTTGCGGCAATTTTTGAGGACGGCAACGGCAAGAACAAAGATGTTATCAAAATGTATCATCTTCTTTTTGATGAATCCGAGAGAGAAAAAATTGAAAAGTTACAGCTGAATATTCACGATTTCAGCACCCTTATCAGCGAATCTGCCAAAATTGTACAGGGCGATTTGACTGATGAGGGGGAAGTTCAGACCCCGGCTACGATCTGATTGATGACTTTGATTTAATCGTGTCGAGCTTTCGCTCGGAGTACGGGGTCAGCATTTATTCAAAGGATTTTGCTAAAATGAGTTGGAATGAGTTCTGCTCACTTCTGCAAGGCTTAGGACCCGAGACACCGCTTGCAAGAACGGTTCAAATTCGCCTTGAAACCGACAAAGAGGTCTTGAAAAACTTTACTTCGTCGCAGCATAAAATCCGCAACAAGTGGCGGTCAAGGAATATAAAGCACTATTCAGACGAAGATATGAACACCGTTCTTGCAGAATTTCAAAACTTCTTCGCTAATCTGTAAATTTGTACATAATTTTCGATGTATCTACAAAATTCTTGACAATGTTAATATATAGTGATAAAATGTAACATACACTAACAAATTTATTAAGGAGAGTGTATGTTTATGAAATGTCCACATTGCGGAAACGAATTAAAGGACGATGCAAAATTTTGCGACAAGTGCGGTGCAGGCTTTGGCGGAAACGATTCAACCTCGGCAACCGTAAATCCTGCAAATGCAAAGAAGAAAATTTACAAGCGTTGGTATTTTTGGGTTATTATCGTTGTTGCTATTATGATTGTTGGCGGTGTAAACGGTGCAATTAACGGTAACAGCAGCTCAAACAAATCAAAGCAGGAAACTACTGTTGCAAATCAGAGTTCAGAAAAAGCAACTGAAAAAGCAACTGAAAAAGCGACAGAAGCACCGACCACAAAAGAAGTTGCAACAGAAAAGCCTACTAAAGATCCGAAGAAGGTTGAAAAAGAATTTAAAGACGGTTGCAAAACAATCGACTTTAAAACTCTTTCAAGAAACCCTGACAAGTACAAAGGTAATGACTACAAGTTTGAAGGTCAGATTATTCAGGTTCAGGAAGGCTGGGGCGATTCGGTTGACCTGAGAATCAATATAACCAAAGAAGAAAATGAGTATCTTGATGAACCATTGTGGACTGATACAATCTACGCAACTGTAGAAATTCCTGACGGTGCGGACAAACTCCTTGAAGATGATGTAATCACATTCTGGGGAACTTGTGACGGCGACTATACATATGAAACCGTAATGGGCAACAATGTGTCACTTCCAAAAATCGACATCAAATACTACGAACTCAACAAATAAAACAAAAAGCCACTCCAAACGGGGTGGCTATTCTTCTGCAATTTTTTTAAGCGTACATCATAACGGTGTGCGCTGTTTTTATGCCTGTTTTTAAAAAATCTAAAATGAAAGGAAGTGGTGAATATGGCGACAAAGGCGGGTGAAATTGAGCTTGATGTCAGGCTTACGGGTGATGATATTTCCAAAACATTGCATAAGATTTCCGATTCAATTACAAAAAAGTTTGATTCGGCATTTTCAAGTCTTTCAAAAGATTTTGAAAATGTAAGCACGGATATGAAACAGTCCTTTTCAAAGGTTTCAGAGGGCGTTTCTCAGAAAACCGAGAAAGAGTTTTCAAATATCAAAGGCAGCGGTGAGCAGTTAAGCAATTCGGTTTCATCTTCGTTTAAGAAAATCGGTGCGGCTGTGGTTGCCGCCTTCTCCGTTGCCAAAATCAAGGAGTTCGGTCAGCAGTGCATTGAATCGGCTGCGGAAGTCAATGCGGCAAATTCGCAGTTTGAGCAGACATTCGGCACAATGCAGTCACAGGCAGAATCAGCCATTCAGAGCGTTGCCGATCAAAGCGGTATTCTTGAAACCCGATTACAGGGTGTCGGCACAAGCATTTATGCCTTTGCCAAAACTACGGGTATGGACAGTTCAAGTGCTTTGGGAATGATGCAGGAGGCTTTACAGGTAACAGCCGACAGTGCCGCATATTACGACCGTTCGCTTGAAGACACCGCAGAAAGCCTGAAATCATTCCTCAAAGGTAACTTTGAAAATGATGCCGCACTCGGTTTGTCCTGTACTGAAACCACACGAAATGCGGCGGCTAATAAGCTGTATGGCAAGTCATTTACGGATTTGTCGGAATCGCAGAAACAGCTCACGCTTTTGCAAATGGTCAAGGACGCTAATCAGCTTTCGGGTGCTATGGGACAGGCAAGCCGTGAAGCAGACGGTTGGGAGAATGTAACGGGCAACCTCAGAGAAAGTTGGAAACAGCTCCTTGCCGTAGTCGGTCAGCCTATTCTTCAGGTGGCAACTCAGGTTGTAAAGCGGTTGAGTTCCGCACTTGCAACTTTAACGGAATATGCCAAAGGTGCGGTTGAATCGCTTTCAAAGGTCTTCGGCTGGGATACAGGCAACAACACCGCAAGCAATATCAAATCTGCGTCCGATTCTGCCAAAAGCCTTACGGATACGGCAGATGACAGTTCAAAGTCGCTTGATAATGTTCAGAAAAGTTCCGAAAAAGCAAAGAGAAGTGTTGCGGGCTTTGATAAGCTGAATGTGCTTTCAAGCTCTGACAGCTCATCTTCAAAGTCAGACACCTCCTCATCAAAAAGCTCTTCAGGCGGTTCATCGGGCGGAGCTGTTGCAAAGAATGTTGTCAAGGACACAAGCAAAAACCTTTCGGGGGCATTCAAAAATCTATACGAAAAAAGCGGATTCAAAGGCTTTGTCGAGAATGTACAGAAAGGTATTAACAAGGTTGATTGGTCAGCTATAGGCAAGAACTGCAAGACCGTTTTTGATAATGCTGTTCCCATAGTTCAAAAGGCATTCGGCACAATGCAAAAGGTCGGTTCTGCAAAACTCGGGGCAATCGGTTCTGCATTCGGAGCGGTTGCGACAATCGGCGGAAAGTCGTTTCAGACCATTTCAGGCGGTGTTGCAAAGTGGATTTCAAAAGACAGGGAAAAGATTATCGGCTTTATCGACACCATAGGCAACAATCTTACAAACGGCTATAACAACCTTTCAATCTTTTTTGATAATTTCGGTACACTTGCAGGCAATGCAATTGACAATGTTCGCCCTCAAATGGAAGAATCAATTTCCAATCTTTTAAGCGGTCTTACAACCTTTGCGGGCTCAGTCGGCGAGGTCGTTTCGGGTGCGTTTTCAATCGCAACCGAAAGCCTTGTTGAATGGACTGAAAATGACGGTGCAACAATCACTGAATTTCTCGAAAATTTACAATTGCAGTTTGCAGATGTTTTTAATCTTGTCGGTCAGATTTTCGGAGATATCGGAACAGTTATCAGCAAATGGTGGAACGGCAGCGGACAGCAGATTTTTCAGAATGTCTGCAATATGTTTACCAATATTGGCACAACCCTGATGAATGTTTACAATCAATGGATTAAGCCTGCGTGGGATTTTATCGTAGCAATCGTAAAGTCAGCTTGGGAAAACTGGCTTAAGCCTGTTTTTGAGGGTGCAATAAATTTCTTCGGCAAGGTTGCAGACTGTGTTTCGACCGTGTGGAATAACTTCCTGTCACCGTTTGTAAACTGGCTTGTCAGCTTTTGGGGACCTATATTTCAGAATGTTTTCAATGCCGTAAAAAGAGTGTTTGATAATGTGTTTACATTTATCGGTGAGTTGGTTACCTCTATACAGAAAACATTCGGCGGTCTTCTTGACTTCATCACAGGTGTTTTCTCAGGCGATTGGAACAAAGCATGGCAGGGCATCTATGACTTTTTCAAAGGTATTTGGGACGGCATTTGCGCCGTGTTTAAGTTCATTATAAACGCAATCATTGACGGCATAAATGCGTTGTGGACGGGTATTTATAACTTTGTTTCGGGCGTTGTTAATTCAATCGGCGGAATTGCGGGTGTTATCGGCGCGGCATTTGGACAGGATTGGAACTTTTCAATGCCTGAAAATCCGCCTCTCATTCCGAGATTTGAAGAACCCACGGAATCACCGGCACGAAAATTTGCAAAAGGCGGTATTGTTAAAGCTCCGACACTTGCTGTTGTCGGCGATAACGCAGGTGCTAACAGCGGCAATCCTGAGGTTATTTCTCCGCTCAACAAGTTGCAGGGTATGCTCGACAATTCGGGCGGTCAGGATACCGTGATTCTTACGCAAATTCTTGACCTGCTTAAACGCATTTATGAAATGTTCATTATCTTCCGCAATAACGGCGGCAACACTTATTTGTTTACGGCAGAACTTGAGGGTTCAACGCTTTTTGAAGAAATGATAAGGCAGGATGAGCTTTACAGACGCAGACACAACGGTAAATCCGCATTTGCATAAAGGGGGAATGATATGTCAAATTATAACGGCTATTTGCTTAAATTCGGCAACAACATCATGCCAAATAAGTACATTAACGCATTTTCGTCAACTCCGAATCAGCGACTTGAAACTTCTGCGGAACGAGATCAGATAGGTACACTTCAAAGGGCAACGCTGCCAAATTACAAAACAAAAATTTCGTTTTCAACTCACATTCTTCATCTTAACGAAAAGATTGATTTTCAGTCGATTATCAACCTCTCAATGGCGAATAAATTACAGAGAAAGTGCAGGGTAACTTATTGGAACGATGAAACGAACAGCTATTACACCTCTTATTTTTATATTCCTGATATTGAATATACCGTAATGAATGCCGAAAAAAGTGATATAACCTATCAGCCGATTACGGTTGAGCTGATTGAGTATTAAGGGGTGATTCTTAAAAATGCTTGTATCTAAAGAAATTGCTGATAAGCTGAAAACAAACACACTTTACAATACTGTTGCCCTGCATTCTCCTGACGGCAGTTTTGAGGATATAACCGGCGAAAGTATCGTGCTTGACAGCTTTTCGTTTGAAAATGAAATCGTTGAAAAAGAATTGAAATTCGGCGGTTGCATAGCCTCTGAAATGAGCGTGAAACTCATTGATTATGATTGCTCGGCTTTGATAGGAAAGACGGTACAGGTCATCATAACGGCAACATATCTTGAATCGGAGCTGTATCCGTCAGATGATTTGTACCCGTCAAATACTCTTATTTGTCCTGCCGAAACAGGAACGGTTGAATGTCCTGTTTTCTACGGTAAAATTCAGTCGGCTCAAAGAGATAAAAAACAGCGTAACATCGTCAAAATCACAGCCTATGACGCTTTTTATGATATGTCAAAGGTGAATGTGTCTTTGTGGTTTGCAGGCAAAGAGAACGAGGACGGCAGTTTTGGTTATGGTTATGCTCACTATGCAAAAGACGAAACTTTTATGCATCTATACAGCGCCCTTTATGATAAGTGGGAAGATTACGGTGTGAAGGCTGTTTCATACTTGCCGAAACTTGATATTTTAAGTTTGCCTCTTAATTTTGATGATGCCTGCGTGGAAAAGGTTATAAAGAATATTTCCCTATCAGATTTAATTCAGGCTTATGCGGAATTATCCTTGTGTTTTGCGATGATTGACCCTAAATACGGGTATCTTAAATTTTTATCGCTCTACGGCGAAAAGTCGGCAGATACCGTTGATTCATACAAGGAGCTGTCTTTTGAGGATTACGAACTTGAACCTATCCGTATGTACAGTGCTAAGTTTGCCGATAAAAAAACATATTTGTATGGCAGCAGTAACGATTTTTCGTGGTATGTTTCCGATAATATTTTGATGAGGTGCAGAACAACAGCAAGTGATATCGGTGCTAAATATAATTCTGCTAATTTTTTTGGCAGTGTATATAAATACCGCCCGACAAAAATTAAGCTGTTTTCGTATTGGTGGCTTGAGGCAGGCGATAAGTACACAATTAAAACTCCGTTTAAGGATTTGCCGACAATCGAAACATTTGTGTTCAATAAGAAAATGGACGGATTTATAACTACCCTCACATCAAAGGGTGAAAAGCGATTAGGAAAGGAAATAAAAGAGAATGAACAAATACAATAAAATCGGCTTTGTGAACGGCTCTGCTCCTGCTCTCAATGCCGACAACCTCAACCATATGGACGAGGGGATTGAACAGGCAACAGACGGAGCAATTGCACTTGAAACCGAAATAGCCACGGCAAGAGGTGATTCAGCCGACCTGAACACACGCTTCACCGCTGATGAAGCAAGCATTGAAGCCGTGAAGTCCGAAATAGCCACGGCAAGAGGCGGTCAAAATTCACTTGGAGCAAGGCTTGACACGGCCGACGCAAATCTTGCGAAAAAAGCAAACAAAAGCGACATTGACTCAATTAACTCGCGTTTGCAGAGCACTGAGACAACGCTGAAAAATAAAGCTAACACAACCGATGTGAGCAACGGCCTTGCAAACAAAGCAAATAAAGCCAGTACTCTTGACGGCTACGGTATTACGGACGCAATTAAAGATGCAGCAGGCACGGTCAGAGCTGTCAACTTGGCATATGATGTCAAA